AAGCACTCAAAAAAGGAATAGAGCAAGGAGAGTTTAAATTTATACAAATGTTCTATCACTACTATGCTGGGAAACCAAGAGAAACAAAAGACATCACATTAAATACTGAACAACCTTTATTTAATATTATTGATTAATGTTTGTAGTAACAACTGCAATTAAAAAACTTCTTAAACTAAAGAAACGCAAAAAGATAGTTCAAGGTGGAACATCTGCTGGTAAGACGTTTGGTATACTACCTATCCTCATAGATAGGGCTATAAGGACTTCTAACGTAGAAATAAGCGTAGTAAGTGAGAGTATACCACATTTACGTAGAGGTGCTTTAAAAGACTTCTTAAAGATTATGATGTTGACTAATCGTTATAATGATATGCAATATAATAAGTCAATGCTTAAGTATAAGTTTGCAAACGGAAGTTATATAGAGTTTTTTAGTGTTGAATCAGCAGACAAGTTAAGAGGAGCAAGAAGACACACTCTATATGTAAACGAAGCTAACAACATACCATACGAAGCATACAACCAATTAGCAATAAGAACATCTGGAGAGATATGGATTGACTTTAACCCAACCTCATCATTCTGGGCGCATACAGAACTACAAGGCAAAGAAGATGCTGACTTTATTAAGCTAACGTATTTAGACAACGAAGCATTACCAGACACAATAGTAAAAGACATAGAGAAAGCTAAAGACAAAGCAAAGACATCTACCTATTGGAATAACTGGTGGAATGTATATGGACTTGGTGAAATAGGAAGTTTAGAAGGTGCTTGTATAAAAGACTGGAAGCCTATAGACTTACCAAACGAAGCAAGACTACTTTGTTACGGAATGGACTTTGGCTACACAAATGATCCAAGCTCTTTAATAGCACTTTACAAATATAACAACGCTTATATATTTGATGAGGTCATCTATCAACGTGGTTTACTAAATAGCCAAATAAGCAACTTACTTAAAACACACGAAGCAAAAGAAATCATATATGCAGATTCAGCAGAACCTAAAAGTATTGCAGAGTTGTCAAGCTATGGTCATTTAATAATGCCAGTAAAAAAAGGTAAAGACTCAATAGTGTATGGTATCAATCTCATTAATCAAAATGAAATCTACATAACTAATAGAAGTCATAACTTAATCAAAGAACTACAGAACTACATTTGGTTAAAGAACAAAGAAGGCGAAACGCTTAACAAACCAATAGATGCTTTCAATCATTGTATAGATGCTATGAGATATGCTATCACTTCACAATTAGAGAATCCTAATAAGGGTCAATATTACATTTACTAAATAAAAGTTATTAATAATTTTGTTTATAAGTAAATAAGTGTTATCTTTGATTAACGATAACAACAAAACAAAATATTATGAACACAGAAAACAAAATAATAAAAACAGTAAGAGAGCTTAAAGGAACAACAGTAGAAGGTAAATTAGTTGAGCCTTACAAAACTTTAGATGTTAGATTTATAAAATCACATTACAGATATAACGAAATTCTTGATTTAGTAAATAAAGGATATGAGGTTGAATCAACAGTAAAAACTTATTACAACTAAAAACAAAACAATGAAAAAACTAAAACACTACTTAACATTATCATTATTCTCATTTGTATTATTAATAGCAAGTGTAGTATTATTATCGCTTGAATCTATTATACATAACTTAATATTTTAGATATGATAGAGGTAAAACAAAACGAAGTAATAGTAACAAAAAACAACACAACAAAAATATACACACTAAAAGAATACACAGATACAATATACTATAGAAAACTATATAATAGAATCTATCAAATAATTTGTATTATAGTAACTATGTTTATTCCAGCAATAATGATTAACTTGTTTAAATGACAAGAAACGTTAGAGATGCTATTAGTTGGTGTTTAAAGAATGACATCAAGGTAATAGTAAAACCATTAACAAGAACAAGAAGACCAGAGGTTAAATTAGAGATACATAGAGAAGGAAGAATACAAATCGGAAAAGAAACATACAGACAAGACAAAAAGTTAGGAGATAAGATACAAGAGTTATACTTATACCTATATAAGACATTAAGATAATTTTTAGTTGATAGTTAGATAAAAGAGGGTTGCTTTATACAAAGTAATCCTTTTTTTGTTTTATAAAAAACACTTTATGCAATTAGAAGTTTCTATACCAAGTACACTTAAGGAAGTCAAGTTAAAAGACTATCAAGATTTTTTGTTAATAGAGAATCCAAACAATGACGATTTACTTAAATGTATCCTTAACATAAACACAAAAGAGTTAGGAAATATAAAAGACAAAGATGTAGATTATTTAATTAATCACATCAATAACTTATTTGATAAAGAACACGAGTTTATTCCTACGTTTAATTTAAAGGGTATTGTTTACGGCTTTATACCAAACCTAGACGATATTACCTACGGAGAAAATAAAGACATTACAAGCTACATAAATGAGTGGGGAAATATGCATAAAGCAATGGCTGTATTGTTTAGACCAGTTAAACAAAAGCAAACACACAGGTATTTAATACATGATTATGAGGGAAGCCATAAATATAGTGAGACAATGAAAGATATGCCTTTAGATGTTGTATTAGGTGCAATGGTTTTTTTTTACAATTTAACCAACGAATTGCAGGATTATATACCGAATTATTTGGAGAAGGAAGCAATGAAGGAACAGACGAAAGGAGTAATTTCTCACGAAAATGGGGTAGTTATTCAGAATTATACGCACTTGCTAAAGGAGACATTACAAGATTTAAAGAGGTTGCAAAGCTTCCGTTACACCAGTGCTTGATGTATTTAGCATTTGAAAAAGAAAAAGTAGAACTAGAATCAAGAATGATAAAAAGTAAATTTAAATAATATGCAAGGATTTTATAACCTATCTAACAAGATAAGAGAAACACTACAATTAGACCAATTTGTTAATACAGTAACCTATGGCGATATATTTGACGTAGACTTAAACAAGCAAACAATATTTCCATTATCACACTTTATGGTTAATAATGCAACAATGCAAAACAATGTTTGGAATTTTAGCTTATCGCTTTTATGTATGGATATAGTTGACGAAAGTAAGAATTTTGCAGAAGGTATACCAGAAGAATTTAGAGGTAATAACAATGAGCAAGATGTGTTTAACACACAGTTAGCTGTTGCTAATAGATTACTAGAGTTATTATTAAGAGGTGATTTATATGTAGATAAATACCAATTAAACGGTGACCCTTCATTAGTGCCTTTTGTAGATAGATTTGAAAACAAGTTAGCTGGATGGACTGTATCGTTCAATGTAATAATACCTAATGATATGACTATATGTTAAAGAACTTGCAAACAGAGTTACAATTTTTTGGTAAGTATGTTGTTCAACAATCAAGGTCAAATCTTACTAGACAAAAACATAATGTAAGTAGAAGTCTCTATAATAGTATTCATTACAAATTAGATGAAAAAAATGGAAACTTTGATTTATCTTTTATAATGGATTATTACGGAACATTTTTAGACAAAGGTGTAAAAGGTACTAAATCAAACTATGTAGAAAATTCAAATTCTCCTTATAGTTATAAAAATAAAAAGCCCCCAATGCAACCTTTAGCAGATTGGGCAAAAAAAAGAAATATAAGATTAAGAGATGATAAAGGTAAATTTAAAAAAGGTAATTATAGAACAATAGGATTTATATTACAGAATAGCATATTTGAAAAAGGTATAAGAGCAACAATGTTTTTTACTAAACCGTTTTTGGTAGCCTTTGATAGATATCCAGAATTATTAAGTAAAGCATTTGCACAAGACATTATAGACATATTAAAAGATAACAACAATGGGGAAAATATACGTTAGAAGTCCATACTTCGTAAAAATAACAAACACTAATTTAACATCAGCTAAAATTGAGATAATAATATATTCAGGAGCTGCAAACACTACTTGGCAAGGAAGCCCTCAATATACATTAACCTCAACAGCTATAAGCGAAAAAGTTATTTTTGAAATAGCTGAACTAATAAAGGATTATATAGATCCTTTGTTTGATGGTAGTTTTCCATCTTCGCCAGTTACAGCAACAGAAGCAACTACTATTTTTGTAGATTATAGAGTAACGGAATTTATATCTGAAAATGAAGAACCACCAAACACTCCTGTTTATGGAGAGAGAGCATTTTATGGATATGGATATTTTGAAGAAGGGGCAAGCCCCCAAAATGGTAGTTCAGTAATGGACTTACAGTCTAATAGTACTATTCTTAAAAACAAAAATGCAACAGTTACAATTCCTATTGATTCGACTACAGTAACTCAATTAATTTATAAAAATCAAGGTGCAACAATTTCAACTTATACTGTTCCAGCAACACCCAACATTCAAGACCAAATAATATACGTAACTAATACAGGTAATTATGACGTTGATTCTGCTGAAATAACAGACGGAGTTAAAACACAAACAATAACTATTGATTCCTATGAGAAATGTAAATACACACCTTACAAATTAGTCTTTATAAATAAGTTTGGTGCATATCAAGAAATATGGATGTTTGCTAATTCCAAGTTAAGTATGAATACTAGCGAAGAACAATACAAGTCTAATATTCTATCAGATGGAGTTTATACAGTAAACAACCCACAGATTAAATTACTAACTAAAAACGGAAATCAAAGATTAACTCTTAATAGTGATTATTATCCAGAGAGTTACAATGAAATATTTAGACAGTTGTTTTTAAGCGAGCGAGTATGGATAGAGTACAACGGCAAAACTACAGGTGTAAATATAGAATCTAAAAGTATTAACTATAAAACAAGCGTTACAGATGGTTTAATTAATTACACAATAGACGTAAGCTTTGCTTTTGATACAATAAACAACATAAGATAAATGCAAGTAGTAGAACTATATATAAGTAATACAAGAGTAGATTTATTTAAAGATGAAAGTGTAACTATTACAGATACCATTGTTAATGCTAAAGATGTTGCAAAAGTATTTACTGCTTTTAGTCAACAGTTTAGCTTACCAGCTTCATCTACTAATAATAAGATATTTAAGCATTATTATAATTGGAATATTAACAATGGTTTTGATGCAAGAATAAGAGTAACAGCAATACTTAAATTAAATGGAGTAGATTTTAAAATAGGTAAAGTTAAGCTTAACTCTGTTGCAATGAAAGACAACAAAGCTTATGCTTATAAGGTTGTATTTTTTGGAGAAACTGTAGCTCTTAATGATGTGCTAGGAGAAGATAAATTAGGTGCTTTAACCAATTTAAATCCAGCTACACCTCTTATTTATAACTCAAGTAATATAGAAGATTATCTTCAATTAAACCCAGCTACAAATGATATTATAGTTCCATTAATAACACACACTAAAAGACTTTATTATAAAACTAATGAAGATGAAGAAGGTAGTGGTAATTTATGGTATAGTCCAGGAACAGGAAATCCAAAAGATCATGGGGTTTTATATAGTGAATTAAAATATGCTATTAGAGTAGATACTATTGTACAAGCTATAGAATCGAATTATGGAATAACTTTTAGTAATGATTTCTTTGTTAATACAAATGCCCCCTATTATAACCTGTTTATGTGGTTACATCGAAAGAGTGGAGATGTAGGTAATGGCGATCAAGTGTCTACTTTTCCAACTTCTATTAATGGATGGACTGCTCCTGGTGGTGGTTCTGGAGATTGGGCAACTATGTCTAACATATCTACATTAACAGTCAAGCCAGACTTTCAAACATTTACAACTTCGCAAACATTATTACAATTGCAATTAAGCACAGGCAGTAGTGATGAATATGCAGTAGAAGTTTTGCAAAACGGAGTGTCTATCTATGCTGCAACAAATTTAACAGGAAACACCACTTTATCAAGTGGTTTTGGAACATCTAATGATTTAGGTTCTACAGCACAATCTGCTGGGGAATGGTCTGTAATAGTTACAGTTACAACAGGAATAGTTTTTACTAACATAGGGTGGACTGTAAGAAATGATGATGGGGGTGGCGCAACTCCAAATACATTTGATACATCCGATAATGGCACTTTTACTTGTGATACTAATTTTGAATTTGTTATAAGCCAACAAACACCAGATATAAAAATAATAGACTTTTTAACAGGTCTGTTTAAATTATTTAATCTTGTTGCTTATACAAAAGAAGATGGCACTATATATGTAAACACTTTAGATAGCTTTTACGCCACTTCTACCACTTATGATATAACCAAGTACATTGATGTTAATACAAGCTCTGTAGATGTCGCGTTGCCTTATAGAGAAATTAACTTTACTTATAAAGGGTTAAAGACTTTTTTAGCTGCACAATGGGAACAAATTAATATAGCAAAATGGGGTGCAGAATCGTTTAATGGAGATGGCAATTTAGATGGAGGCACATATAGTGTTGTTGCTCCTTTTGAGCATATGCAATTTGAAAGGCTTGTAGATTTAAACGATGTAACAGGTTCAACTTTAACAACTGCTATGTATGGTTATTGTACAAATGAAAATCAAGAACCTTATATTGGTAGTCCAATTTTGTTTTATCCTATTTTAAAAACTGGAGGGGCAACAACTACAATATCTTTTTTACAAACTCCAAATACTCATATAGCATTAAGCTCTTATGTATTGCCTTCTAATAGCGTTGCTTTAGCAGCTTCTACAAGTACTGCAAATATAAACTTTGGTAATATGATAAATGAGTACACAGGTCTAAATAATTATACAGGAACACTTTATAATAATTACTATAGTAGTTATATAGAAAACTTGTTTTTGCAAGGTTCAAGATTAGTTAAATACACAGCTTACTTACCATTAAGCATTATTCTTAATTATACACTAGCAGACATATTTGTAATCAACGGACAACAATTTAGAATCAATAGTTTAAACATAAACTTAACTAATAATAAAAGTCAAATAGAACTTATAACACACAATTCAGAAACAACTACTATTGATGAAGTACTAGCCGAAAATAATGATTATTTAATAACTGAAAATAGGTTTAATATAATAACAGAATAGATATGACAATATTAAAATTATTAAACATTGATAAGTTTTACGGAGTAAGTAAAAACATAGAAATAGCCAAAGGCAAAAACAAATTACCAGAAACAATAAAAGAAGGATTCAAACAAGTTAAAAGACACATAAAATGGCAGAAACGTATATCTTAAATTTTGAAGCTAACACATCTAAAGCAGTTAAGAGCGTAGATAAGTTAGATGATTCAATAAAAGACACTTCTAAAAACACAAAAGAACTAGAGGGTGACATGAGTGGTTTAGACCAAGCGTCTGGAGGAATGATAACTAAATTTCAAGGTTTAAAGAAAGGTTTAAAAAGTGTTATATTAGGTTTTAAGTCTATGAAAGTGGCTATTATAGCTACAGGTATTGGTGCTTTACTAATAGCAGTTACAGCTTTAGGAGCTGCGTTTACAAGTTCAGAAGAAGGGCAAAACAAGTTTAATGCAATAATGGCTGTTATTGGCTCGGTTACTGGTAATTTAGTAGATATACTTGCAAGTCTTGGTAATGCAATTATAGATGTTTTTACAAATCCATTAGAATCTATAAAAAAATTCAAAGACTTTATAATTCAAAACATAACTAATAGATTTAATGCTATAATTGATACACTTGGATTTTTAGGTAGTGCATTTAAAAAAGTGTTTAGTGGAGATTTTTCTGGTGCAATGGATGATGCAAAAAAAGCTGGTAGTTCTTTTGTTGATTCTTTAACTGGTGTTGAAGATAGTTTAAATAAAATTGGTGCTGCTTCCAAAAAAGCTTTGGATGAATTTCGTGCTGATGCTAAAAAGGCAATGGACATATCTGCACAAAGAGCAAAAGCTGATTTACTTGAAAGAGATTTAATTGTAAAAAGAGCAGAAGCAGATAGAAAAAGAGCCGAGTTATTAGAAAAAGCAGTAGACAAACAAAACTTCTCAACAAAGCAAAGAATAGAATTTTTAGAAGAAGCTGCTAGATTAGAAGAAGAAATAACTAACAAAGAAATACAAGCAGCAAGAATAAGGCTTAAAGCCAAACAAGAAGAAAATAAATTATCTGGGTCTAAAAAAGAAGATTTAAACGAAGAAGCAACATTAAAAGCAGAGCTTATAAGATTAGAAACTGCAAAGCTTACTAAACAAAAAGAAGTAACAAGTCAAACTATTGCTTTAAGAGCTGAAGAATTAGCTACAATAAAACAAAACAATCTAGATATTGAAACTGCAGAAAAAGAGCATCAGGACAACTTAAAAAAAATAAAAGATTTTACAGTTGTAGATGAGTTTAAAAGAAGGCAAGCCGCACATCAAGCCATTGATGATGAGTATAAAGCTTTACAGCTACTTGCACAAGAGAATTATGAAGCTAACTTGATACTTGCAAAAGATAATGATGAAAAAATATTAGCTGCACAAACAGAGAAAGATAATGCTCTATTTGATTTAGAATTTGCATTTTATGAAAAAAAAGAAATTTTGCAAAAAGGGTTTGATAAGGTAGATTTAGCTGCAGAAAAATTAAAAGCTGATAAAGAAATAGAATTAGACGAAAGTGTACAAAGCGCAAAGCTAGGAATAGCTAAAAATACTATGGCTTTAATTGGAGAAATAGCTGGAAAAGGAAGCAAAATAGGAAAAGCAATGGCTATTGGTCAAGCAACTATAAGTGGTTATGAAGGTGTACAAAATGCATATACAACAGCACAAAAAAGTCCAATAACAATAGGCTTTCCAGCATATCCTGTTATTCAAGCAAGTTTGGCTGGAGCATTTGCTGCTTTAAATATTGCAAAAATTGCATCTACTAAACCAACAGGCTCAAGTGGAACAGGGGGTTTAAGTGCAACTGGTTCTGCACCTCAACCTCAAGCACCTTCATTTAATATAGTAGGGCAAGGAGCTGGAAGTCAAATAGCTTCTGCATTAGGAGAACAACAACAAACACCAGTACAAGCTTTTGTAGTAAGTCAAGATGTAACAACTGCACAAAGTTTAGAGAATGGAATTATTCAAGGTGCTACTCTAGGAGGATAATATAACAAAAAACATATTTAATTGTTTATAAAAAAAGAATTATGGATATTATAGAATTAGTAATTGATGATAATGAAGAATTTTCTGGAATAGAAGCTATTTCGGTAGTTGAATCTCCAGCAATAGAAGAGGACTTCATAGCACTAAAAGACCAGAAGCAAATAAGACTTGCAGAAATAAGTAAAGAAAAAAGACTACTTATGGGAGCAGCCTTAATACCAGAAAAACCTATTTACAGAAAATCAGGTGACCACGAGTTTTATATTTATTTCTCTAAAGATACAGTAGCTAAAGCATCGCAAATGTTTTTAAAACAAGGCAATCAAGGAGAGGCAACAATGGAACACGCTTCTGAAAAGCTATCTGGAATGACTGTTGTTGAGTCTTGGCTAGTAGAAGATGATATACACGATAAATCTAGAAAGTATGGTTTAGAGATGCCAATAGGGACTTGGATGGTTGCTATGAAAGTAGACAACGATGATATTTGGAATAATTACGTTAAAGAAGGAAAGGTAAAAGGTTTTAGTATTGAAGGTTACTTTGCTGATAAACTAAACAGACCTCAAGACAAACAAAAAGACCAATTAAGTAAAGAAGATAAACTACTAAACGAAATAATAGATGTACTCAAGGAATCAAACACCAACACCAAGTAGAACAAGCCCACAAGGAGGCAAACGAGGATGCTTATGTAAAGACAACACATACAACTCTAAATGTTGTAATGGAGACTTACAGAATCAAGGCATAGGCAACACTACAGGACAAAATAGTTGAATTTACAACAACTAATAACTAAAATTGTTTTATAAAAAAGTAAATACTTAAATTAATATATATGAACTCAAAAGACACCCTTAAAAAAGTGAAAACTTTATTAGGTTTAGAAGTTCAGTTAGAAGAGAGAAAGTTGGAAAACGGAACTCGCTTTGAAGCTGATTCATTTGAAGCTGGTAAAGAAATCTTTATTGTAACAGATGAAGATGAAAGAATTGCTGTACCACAGGGAGAATACCTTTTAGATGATGGCATGACTGTTGTCGTTGAAGAAGATGGTATTATTTCTGAAATCAAAGAAGCAAAAGAAGAAGAAGTAGAAGAAACTGTTGAAGCACCTGTTGTGGAAGAAGTTGAAGCTGCTGAAGAAGCTGACGTTGCTGATTGGAAAGGTATGGAAATTAGAATTAAAAATCTTGAAGATGCTATTGCTGATTTAAAATCAAAAATGGGAGAAAAAGAAGATTTTAGTTCTAAAGATGCTGAAGTAGAATTATCTACTGAAGTAAAACCTATTAAACATAACCCAGAGGCTAAAAGTCAAAAAGAAATGCACCTTTATTCTCAAAACAAACCAATGAGTACTCAAGACAGAGTATTTGCTAAATTATTTAACAACAATTAAAACTTTAAAATTATGTCAAAAAAGATAGACCTTGCGACTACAGTAAACATTACTTCAACTTATGCTGGAGAATTTGCTGGAAAGTACATCTCGGCTGCTTTATTAAGCTCGAGTACAATTGAAGACGGTGGTGTTACTGTAATGCCTAACGTAAAATACAAATCAGTTATTCAAAAAGTAGAAACTGGAACATTAATTGCAGACGGAACTTGTGATTTCTCTGCTTCATCTAACGTTAATTTAACTGAAGTAGTTATCCAACCAGAAGAATTTCAAGTAAACTTACAATTATGTAAGTCGGATTTTATCAACACTTGGGAAAGCATTCAAATGGGATATTCTGCATTCAATCCAAATGGATTACCAACATCATTTGCTGATTATTTAGTTGGTTACGTAGCATCTAAAGTAGCTGCTGCAAACGAAACTAATATATGGACTGGTAATTTAGGTGGCGCACAAGCTGGAGAGTACAATGGACTTGAGACTCTTGCCGCTGCTGATGCAACTGTTATTGATGTTGCTGGAGCTGTTGCTTTAACTGCTACTAACATTATCGATAAAATGCAAGCTGTTGTGGATTTAATTCCTAACGCACTTTTTGGAAAAGAAGATTTAAGATTATATGTATCTAACAAAGCTGCTAAATTATACATTAGGGCTTTAGGTGGATTTACTGCAACTATTGGTGCTTCAGGTACTGATAACAGAGGTACACAATGGTATAACAACGGAAGTTTATCTTTCGGTGGAATACCAGTATTTGTTGCAAGAGGGATGTCAGATGATACCATGCTAGCCTCGGAATCCAGTAATTTATTTTTCGCAACTGGTCTTTTATCAGACTACAACGAAGTAAGAGTAATTGATATGACACCAATGGACGGAAGTCAGAACGTAAGACTTGTAATGAGATTTACTGCTGCTGCTGCTATCGGAGTTGGTGCTGATGTAGTTTACTACGCTGGATAATTAAACTAATAAGGGGAGGCTAAAACCTCCCTTTATATTATTAACTTTAAAAACTTAAACTTATGGCATGTGATATTACTGCTGGAAGATTAGAGCCTTGTAAAGACTCGGTTGGAGGGATAATAGCAATCTACATTTCAAATTATACAAGTGGTTTATTAGGAACTGCTACATTTGGTACAAATGATGAGATTACTGGATTTGCTTCTGCTCTTACTTTTTACAAATACGATTTAAAAGGTGCTAACTCTTTTGAACAAACAAACGAAAACTCAAGGGAAAATGGAACTTCTTTCTGGACACAAACTGGAACGATAGTTTTGAAAAAACAAGACCTTGCTACTCGTAAAGAATTAAAATTATTAAGTTATGGTAGACCTCAAATAATCGTACAAGATTATAATGGGAATTACTTTTTAGCTGGAATTGAAAACGGATGTGAATGTGCTGTGAATACGGCGACTGGAGCAGCTATGGGAGATTTAAATGGTTATAACATAACTTTTACTGGAACTGAAAAGCAACCAGCTTATTTTGTAGCTTCTTCAATTATTGGAGATACTACTAATACGGTTGTTGTAGTAGGAACTTAATTTTTATTAATTTTTCTTAAATTAAGGGTATTCTTCGGATTACCCTTTTTTTATATAAAACACTTTTGCCCTTTTTTTGTTATTTAAAAAAGCTTTTAATGATAATACTAACAACAAGTGCTAGCGCACAACAAATAAAGTTTATTCCACGTGAATATACGGCAGATAGTATTGTTATTACAGACCAAGACACAAACAAACCAGTAACATACTCTGGTTTAACATTTACTACTGATAGATACTATTTGCAAGGGAATGTAACGTTTAGTCCTGTATTAAAAGAAGGAACATTTTATACTATTTCTGTTTTAAATGGAACAAGTGTAGTGTATAAAGACAATATATTTTGTACTGACCAAACTATTAGTACTTATAGTATTAATGATGGTGTATATACAAAACACACAACAACTAACGAATACGTGGTATTATGAGCGAATTTTTCGTAACAAAACTAGCAGCATATACAGCACCAGAGGTTGTAGAGTTAAAAAACAAAGATTGGGTACAATATGGAATAGATAATAACTATTTTAACTACATAATTGATGTAAACAACAACTCAACGACTAATAGAGCTATTACAATAGGTATTTCTAATATGATTTACGGTAAAGGTCTTGCAGCACACAATGCAGACAAAAAACCAGAGCAATATGCTCAAATGATGTCATTATTTAAGAAGTCTGATTTAAGAAAATTCATAAATGACTACAAAGTACTAGGAATGGCTGCATTTCAGTTAGTTTATCAAGATGGTAAAGTAAAACAGGTACACCATTTTCCAATGGAGACATTAAGAGCAGAAAAATGCAATGATGAAGGAGAAATCGAGGCTTGGTATTACTCTAACCACTGGGATAATTTAAAACCTAGTCATAAACCAGAAAGAATCCCAGCTTTTGGGTTTGGTAAAGCTAATGGTGTTGAAATGTACGTTTTAAAGCCTTATGAAGCTGGAAAGTACTATTATAGTAGTCCAGACTGGTCTTCTGCGATGCCTTACGCTGTTTTAGAGGACGAGATAGGAGATTACCTTATAAATGACTGTATCAATGGTTTTAGTGGCACAAAAGTTGTGAATTTTAACAACGGTGTACCAGATCCCGATAAGATGCAATCAATTAAAAGTGATGTATTAAACAAATTAACTGGAAGCAGAGGAGAAAAGGTAATTGTTGCATTTAATAACAATTCTGAATCCAAAACTACAATAGATGACATTCCATTAAACGATGCACCAGCTCATTATCAATATTTAGCTGATGAGTGCTTTAGAAAACTAATCGTTGGTCATAGGGTTACCTCTCCAATGCTTCTTGGTATTCGTGAAGGAAACGATGGACTTGGAAACAATGCCGAAGAAATTAAAGTAGCGACACAGTTATTTGACAATATAGTTATACAATGCTTTCAAGACCAAGTTGTAGAGTGTATAGACCAAATTTTAGCAGTTAATAAAATTGCATTAGAGCTATACTTTAAAACTCTTAAACCGATTGAGTTTAG